TACATCGATGACAACGCCTTGTTATGAAACACGATAACCTGCGGTTCAATTCGACTCTTGAGAGGCTTGTCACTCAACGGTGGTTTAACGTCCGCTTTCAACATGACCAAGTATCGGCCCACATCCCGCTCAAGAAGTGGGATATCAATCTCATCCAACTCCTTGGTCACTCGTTTAACGGTGTCTGCATTGGTTTGTGACATCCAGTCACGATACGCATTCTCCTCCAACGACACAGGATCCTTCTGATATTTCAGTAACTTGTCTCTCGCATCCGGCACGCACATCACATCGAGGAAACGATCCCATATCTCCGGAATTATAATCGATGAGTCTTGCGGAATGTTCAACTTAGGCGGCGCCAAATTTCTCGCTGCTATTGCCGACAACAACTCCGGTCCCGTTTCCTGGCGTTTGGGCGCACCCAAAGCCAAAACCTTACTTCGGTAATACTCACGATCTCTCGGGGTCACCGTCGCTAGACGCGGCATACGTAATCGTTCTGCGTAAAGCTGCCTGTCTTGCGGATCTAAAGACAGCGAAGCCACATCACGTTCCAGTTGCGACGCATTCATACCCGGATTAAACTCTTCGTACACCTCGTTCAGAGTACCTATGTACGCCGGATCGACATCTTGATCTACCCGCATCTGCTCGTCCGGATCGTCTTCCCGCACATACACCTCAGTGGGCATATCATGACGCGAAACACCCGCCTGATCCATTGCATTCTGAGACGACAACGCATCAATCAAACCATCGCCCTCACGCGTCGGTTCCAATATCCCTGCAACGGATTTGGACTTAGGATTGTCATCGACAACGACATGACCCACGTGTACAAAGTGGGCATCGGTTTTCCGCAAAACCAACGCATGCTCACGATGCGCCACATTTTCCGCAAGAAGGCCACCACGTACCGTCATCAAATTCCCTTTATGAAATTTCGATATTTCATGTAACGCCTGCGAATACTTACTACGACCTGCTTTTCGCCACCCATCGATCACGGTCTCGAAAGACAATTTCGACGGCGCCAATAAAAACTCTGCACCACCGACTTTATCCATACCAGTTTGAAACCGCGACTCGAGCCAGTTGACAAAACTCATCATGACGTCAACCAACACACCCATTGTCTTGT